TGGGCCCTTCAAGATAGGAACGATCATGCAAGGGATCACCGCAGAGCCTCCATCGCTGGCAACCAATAATTATCAAACACGAAATCTGCGCCGTACTGCGCCACGAAGTCTTGCGCTATCTCAGATCTTCCACGGCCCCGACCGTATGCCGCTTCCATCGCTTCAATGATGGAAGGAACGCCGGGCGTAATCATCCAAGCGCGCTGCGGAGAATCCCAAAACGGCTGCCCCTCCACTAGCCAGCCATCGCCGAGAAGCTCGGGAGATGCGCTCGCATTCGTGCAGATGACCGGCGTTCCGCAGGCCTGCGCTTCAATCTGAGGAACGCCGAACCCTTCACCCATCGAACAGATCAGCAACGTATCCATAGCGCTATAGATCGCAGCGAGGAGATCGTTACCGATACCTGAGCGATAGACGTACTGATCAACGAAGACGATCTGCTCATCAGGAATCCCGCATGCGGTAGCAAGCTCGCGCAGGTTGATTCCTCCCATGCCGCCGCGATCCTCCGTGTGAATGTAGAGCACTGCATCTTCATGATGCTTAGCGAACATTGAGAAGGCTAGGAAGGTTTCGGGAAAGGCCTTGCGAGGAGGGTAAGCGCCTTTGTTCGCGCTGACCATTCCGAATACAAAACGATCTTCAGGAATACCCATGAACTCACGCCCGGTGAGATCCTTACCGCCTGCGTTGATAGATTCTGTAGGCTTGAAGATCTTTTCAATAGCGTGCGGAACATAGAGACAATCAATGTCAGCGTTATTCAGCATTGCTTCCCCGAAGCGGCTCATCGCTATAGGAGTCACGTTCGGACGTCGGCACCAGGCCGCAACATCTGGAGGAACCGGCGAATGATCGATAGGAACCCATGAAGCGATTTGTTCCACATCGTCCCACTGAGAACCCTTGAAAATGTAGACATCGTAGAGAGTGATGAGCAATGGGTCTAGCGTTGAGTGCTCATGCCGCCATGCGTGGTAGTTCGCTACCACAACATCATTTGAGTGCATATCGAATCCGCGCGGATACTGCCTAACCCCGTGCCAATCAAGGGTAGTTCCCTCTAAACCATAATTAGAAGAGACAGCGACATGATGCCCCGCTGCTTGCAGTCTCGTAATCGTTTGCGCAGTCTGCGCACCGTAGCCGGTTCTAGCCCACGGGCTATTTGAATTCCAGAGGATCGCCCTAGATTCACTTCGCTTCTTCAGCGGCTTACTTGGCTTGCGCTTATTAGACATCGCAGATCCTTTCGCAGGTGAGACCTAATCGGGGCTCCGCACCCTGCGATAAATACGGAGCCCCGACTAGGGGCAGAGAGGGTATTACTAGGAAGCGCCGCCGATGAAGTACTTAACATGCGACGTCTGCGGAAGATCCCCATCCACCCGGAAGGTGCAGCGGAAGGTTACGAGATCCGCGCTGAAGGCGAAGTCATCCGAGCGATCCAGACGAATGCCGCCGACAGTACGAACATAGTAGGACGGGAAGTGACCGGCGATGACAGACTTCGCGCTGGTAGCAGCCGCAGCCATTGCCGGATTCTCGATGAGCGGAACACCGAGCACGCGATCAGGAGTGCTCTCCGACATCGACGGCTGGAAGACGAAGCTTCCGTTGCCGTCCTGAAGGGTACGCATAGCAGCGATGCTCGAACCCTTCGCCATGAAGCCCGTTCCCGGAAGTGCCCGAGCAGCGGGATCAAGCGAGTAGTAGAGGCTGACGAGATTCGCATAGGTGAATGCGCCCGAAACGCCAGTGCCACCAGTAACGCCAGAACCTGCTGCAGTCACGATACCGTTCGGCTCCGTCGTGTCCGTCCCGAGAGTCAAGGCCTGATTGACCGCAAAACCCAAACTGTTCCCGCAGTTCATAGCGAGAAGATCAAGCACGTTAATACCTGAATCGTTCAGCAACTCGGAACTCACCTGCGTGAGAAATCCGTACTTGAAGGCGTTCAGTGTGATAAATGCGGAGAACGTCGGATCAGACTCGCCGAGCGTTGCAGCCTCAGAATTCACAGTCCCGGTGGAATATGTTGCCAGCCGTGGAATTTGTAAATTTTCTCCCCCGGCAGTATTAAGAGTAGTTCCAACGCTGAGCATCGGGCCGACAGCGCGAGCAAGCATGATTACCTGGTCGTAAAAACTAGTCGGCACCGGGGCGCCCGTCGAAGAACGACTGATATCGCGGCGCTCGGGTGCGAACTCTGCCGAACGAATCTCGCCACGCGCAAGGCTGCGGATCATCTCAACATCGTTGATCGACCGAGCCTCAGGAGCATTAACCGGGCGAATCTCATTCTCGTGCCCGGCCTGCGCTGCGCGAACCTCAGACTCGTGCGCAGCCATTGACTTAATCTCATCAATCATCTTCGTACGCCGAGAGAATTCCTCATTCGCACGATCAAACGAAACCCGCTCATCAACGGTCATCGCGCGATCCTCGCTCGCGCAAGTGTCCACGATTGCCTTCGCTACTTCAAGATCTTTTGCGCGCGCTTCGTACTGCGCCTTCAGAACGTCCATTACGTTATGCCCTTCGGATAGATGTTTGCCGCAGGTATTTAGATTGGAGGCGGCTCCGCATCCATCGTTAACGGCACCGTTAACGGAGTTATAAGGATGATGCTACATCAAACTTGCATCTCCATGAGTGCAAGCAACTGCTTAGCAACGATCAGAGAATTATCAGGCTTTGATTCCTTCGGCGCTAGCTGATCGACTATCCCGCGAATCAGATCAGCCTGAGCGGAATCTAGTTCAGCGCCGCTCTCTAATTGGGTTAGCGCATCCGCTAAAACCTGCTCATCTATCGCAGTACGCGCAGCGAGCTTCCTTACGGACGCTGAGGTTGATGCATACGCTGGCATTCCGGTGACGGCCGAGACCTCATGGAGGCGCACTTCTGTAAGCGTGCGGCGCATTCCATCTTCGCTCCACATATCTCCACCGCGAGGGACAGAGAAGCCGAACGACATTGAATCTACGATGCGCTGCTCTATGAGGATGCTCAGATTCCTTCCATCAGTAGTCATCGGTAGATCAGCCTCTGCTAGAAGACCTTTGGAATCTTCCTGAAGTCGCAAGGTTCCTGAGCGAGTAGAAGCGATGAGCGCCGAATCATTGTGATTAACGTACATACGAATATTGTTACGGCTCTTCAGGGTGCGAGTGAATGCACCAGGCCTGATCTGTTCAATGAATGGGAGCGGCTCAGAGTCAGAATCGAAGACAGCGGCATAACCTTTAAAAGTCATTTTGTCGCCTATTGCTCTGATCTCCATGTCTTCCACAAAATGCGCGCGAGTCTCCACTATCGTTTTCGCCTTTCTCGTAACCGGTGGCAGATCAGAAACAGTGACAGCCTTAATACCTAGCGCCCGATACATGCGGCGCATGGAAGGATTATTGTCTATTGCAAGTACGACGTCGTACTCCTCTAGGAGTCTCTGCGCCATCGCACGCTTGAAATTCAATGTGTCATCAGTAGAGCCGGGATTCATTAGCAAGTCTTCGTAATCGACTCCAGCAGCCGCTAACGCTTGCTCAGTTGCTGCACGCTCTGAATCGTTCCGACCAGTAATGATGTAGATATCTTCCTCTGACTCTTGCAGGAATTGCACCATGGAAGCGATGGGCCGAGATCCATTAAGAATCGTTCCATCAATATCAGCGATGATGACAGGCTCTCCACCGGCTATGCGCGTCATCTTTCTATCTCCCTGAATGATTGCAGCCTGCCGAGCGAACCAAGCGCGCGCTGGAGAAGGGTCCAGAGGATTAATCCCCCAAAGATAATGCGCCACTGCACCCGGTCCCGGAAATCCCTCATCATTCGCATCATTATTCTTTGAGGCTTCAAGATCGACAGCATGACGCGCGACCCAAGCATTCGTCCGAATTACTTTGTCATCAGTGATAGAACCTGAAGCCATCAGGCGCGCTTCTCGAATTGTCCCATCGGTTATGCCATCGCCTGCCTTGCCTTCAGCGAAGTATTCCAAGCCCTTAGCCGCTGCATCCTTTACATAGCCGGGGATCTCTCCCTGAATGCGCTTGCCGGAATCGTTGCGAGTAGAGCGCGGATGATCCTCAGGGAGCAAATCATTATCTGTAACGTAATTGGGATTCTCGGGCACTCCAGTGCGCAGGAGATAAAGATAGGCATTGACTCTCGCCATTGACCATTGAGCGCGACCGATGCCGGGCCGGTGAGAAGTTGAGTACGCGCCAGAGCCTCGCCGATATACCGCCGCTAGTTGTCCGTAGGTTGCCCGGGTCCAAGATGGCCGGTCACGCTCAGTCATTGAATCGTTATGCTCTGTGACTTTGTTCCTCAGCGCTGTCTCCGTTGCTGCACTGATCGCAATGTCTCCACCCGCACCGGCAGCGCTTCCCGGCTGATTCTCATCGCTTCCGGTGATCTGATCCTTTGGAGGGGCAGGAGCGCGAAGCTCGCCGCCTGGCTCCATATCCTCATTGATGGATAGCGCCACCATCTGCGCTACTGCATCATCCTTCGTGGCATGACAAGCCATCACTTCTCCATCTTCCTTTACGGTTGCCCAAACGGGGCAATCAGGAGACTGATCAGTAATGAAATATGGCATCTCTACTCATCCATTTTCTGCCGAAGGATGGCGAGCTTTAAGCCTGAAGGATCGCTGAATGCGTAGAGCGCTTCACCGCGATTCAGGTTTAGCTGGATGGTTTCGCCTACGTCGATGTGAACGCCATTCGCTAGCGTCACATCCTTATTGCCGAAGTAGATCAGCTTCGTTGTGCCCGTAGCCTGATTGTGGAGAAACACGCGCTGCGGGTTGCGATCAGCGGGGCAGACTAGTTCTGCAACCGTGCCGAGAGTGAACTGATTCTGAGAGATCGTCATGGGTACACACTCCCCGGATCGGTGGGATTAATGGATGCGACACTCTGAACTGAAGTCGGCGGGATGCCGGTATGCATGATCGCTGGCATATCAAGAGCCTTCAAGGATTCCGCAGGATCGAAACCCGCCATGATCAACCGAGTAAGCATCTGAGTCTTTCGGTCAGTCTCAACGATGTTCGCGGCTGCGAGGTTGACGTTAGCCAACGGCACGCGGTACTCATCGCCGCCATCGGCGGGCGGCATATCTTCGAGCCGGTGAATGTCGTTCACGGAGAGGAACCCGGCGAGCTGGCCGGTTGAGTAAGCAGCAAAGCGAGTCTGAATGTCACCGCGAAGGATCGCATCCAGATTGAACTTCACGAAGGCAGGCCCGGGAAGAAGCGATGATAAGGCGGTTTCAAACTTGCTGATAATTGGTCTCAGTGTGTACTGCGCAAATTGAATAGCGTTCTGTTCTACGCTCGCGTAAGACATTGCGCCGGGTGTCGATACCTGCAAGAGATGCAAGGGACAGCGGAAGATTCGCGCTATCTCCTCCACTGCGAATTGTCGGCTCTCCAGCATTTGGGCTTCGTTGGGATCTACTCCAGTCTTCACGAACTTTGCGCCGCCGAAGAGCACGCCCGGACGATGGGACCGCTTCAGTCCTCTATGTCCATCCTCGAAGCCTGAAGCAAGATCCTTTGCCTGCTCGCGCGTGAGGTTCCCGGGCCATTCAATAATTCCGGCGGTCACACTTCCCTGCCCGAAGAAGCGGGCGCTAAATTCCTCCAAAGCACTGGCAAGGCCTAGCGATTGCTTCACTTCATCAATGCGAGAGATCCCGCGCAGAGCGGCAGGCTTCCTCAGTTCTGTAATGTGCAGAACCTCATCAGCTCGCAGAGTAGTTCCCGTGCCAGCGTCTAGGACGTACTCAATTTCGCGCGTGGCAGGATTCCTGCGCACTTCTACGCGCGTCGGATCTAGCACTACCAGACTTAGGATCTCGCCGGTACGACTCCTGAAGATCCTAATAAAAACGTTGCCGTCAAGGAGCAGGGAAACCATCGCCTGCTGGAGGAAATCCTCCCGAGCCGTGCCGATGTCGGGATTCTCCACCCATAGCGGCTTGGGCCGAAAAGGCTTCCGTGCGCCTCCCTCGCGGTAGAACGTGTCCACTGGAAGGGTAGAGATAGTGTCAGCGAGGAGTCGCACGCACGCATAGACAGCGCCGATCTTCAGGCTCGTATCCTGAGTGATGATCGTTCCCGCGTAGGTTTGCTGCGCTACATTGCCGCCGCTCGCGAAGATCGTCTGAAAGGATACGGCGCGTTCCTCGCGGCCACGAATGAGATTACCCAGCATCAATGCGCTCCAGCGTTATTCCGATGAGCACGCCCGTAAGCCCGAGCGCGATGAAACCCGCAGGAATGTTGAGCAAGAATACGCCGAGATTAATAGAAGCAAGTCCGGCTAGCTGAGAAATAACGATCATGCGTAATCCTCTCATGTAGCCCAAAAGCCCGGCGCACACAATTCTTGCACATTTTCCCGCGCTGCTGTTGCTCGATCAAATGCGATCACTGCGGCTACGGCAGCATCAATCCTGCGGCTAGATGATCGATGTTCCTTAACGATGCGCGGCCCTAACCGGTCAGTCTTAACAGCGCAGTTGCCGATATGCCTTCTCAGCGTTGGATCTCCATCATGCGAGAGCGTTCCTGAAGTAACAGCGTCATAGAACTTTGCCGTAGCCGGGACCATTCGCGCCGGACTACTAGAGGCGTATTCAGAGATAGGCACTCCAGCATCAGCGAGCGACTCCATGCTTCTTTGCCAGCGGTAAGGATCGCACGCCACCTCTAGAACGTTGTAATCACCGCAGGCCTGCATAATCCTTGACTCAACTTCAGAGATAGGGACGCGCCAAGACTCATGATCTCCCGGCCCCTTCTCCCATACTTCCTCTACCCAAATGAACGGCTCAGGCTCCACCGTGCAGCCAATCAGCGCCGTTGCATCCCCGTTGAATGATCCATCAAACCCGAGCACTACCGGCACTGACGAATCAACGACACGATCTGCGCGGAGATTCTCCCAAGACGCAGCCGGTAGCCATGCATGCTGCGAACTGACCCATGAATTCATGCGCTTAATCCTGAACTCATTTTCAGGAGTGCGCTTAACCGCAGACTCGAAATCTTCTGCATCGCAGAGATCCCCGAAACCCGGGTTAGCGTCCAGCCAGGATGAAGGATCTAGATGATTCGCTGAATCCTGCCCTTTCCACCAAGCCATAAAGAAAGAAGGATCGACAATCTCGCCGCTCGCCACTTGCTGCCCGTAGAGGAATTGCCGGTAGGCAGTTGAGTCTCCCCCTGTCGTATCGCTTCGAACTCCAGCAGTAGTTACCGCAATCGTTAACGCATCTCGCCTAGCAGCCTGAGCGAGCGTCATCACGTTCCAAAGATCATCGTTCGGCGCGCTATGCAATTCGTCATAGATCACGCAGGTAGGCGAGAGCCCTTCCTTAGTGAACGCTTCAGAGGAAAGCACACGGTAAACAGATCCCGTGCTGACTACTTCGATTACGTCCCGGTAGATCGTGCACACAGAACTAAGTTCCGGCGACAGTTCAATCATCTTCTTAGCCGAACCAAAAACAATACGCGCCTGATCACGATCAGCAGCGCAGGAGTAAACCTCGCCGCCCGTCGGCCCGAGCATTAACGCATGAAGCGCGATCCCCGAACCCAAAGCGCTCTTGCCATTCTTCCGAGCCATACCAATAATCGCTGTCCGATGCTTGCGCCGACCATCAGCACGCCTAGCGAAGACATCAGCAAGAAGCATCCTTTGCCAATCGCGCAGCACCATAGGAGAGCCAGCCATACCGCCGACAGAATCCTTCACCTGAAGACACAAGCCCTCAATGAAGGAGACAACTTCTGCACCATCGCCGGACTCGCGCTCAACCTCGCTGACAGGAGTCAAGATCGCAGGCGGCCAGCTACTTTGCACGCCGCGCCTTCAATTCATCCAGCACTGAGGAAGCGCGAACCTCCCCAACACCCATCTTCCCGCGATCAACCGGCGAGAAGCCAAGCATCGAATACATCGACAGAATCAAGCCCTCCAGATTACGGAGGCCGACCCGGTCATGCCAATCATGCGCCGACATCACCCGATCACGCAAAGCCGAACGTTCATCCTCGCACTCGCAAAGCATCTGCACGATCTGCACATCAGTGGAACCTGAAACCCAATACGCGCCAGCAGTCCACACCCGAACCCAAGCCGCCATGCCCTCAACACCCAACGGGCGCAGCGGCTCAGGCACTCCCTGAACCTGCTCAGCGATGATGATCTGCTCAGGCAAAGACTGCTTGCCAGGATTCCCAAGCTTCCGTTTCCGCTCGATTGGCTTCGGAGGATTCGGCATCTCAACCGGCCAAAACGATAGGCGGCCAATTTCGATAGAACTTCGGCGAGGCGCACTCCCC